AATGTAAATCACCCAGAAGGAACTTCATCGGAATCTATTTTAAGATTTGCGGCTGCTTCTAAAGGGATAAAACCACAAGCTTCTGTTGCTCCTGATCCTGCTAGGGATTTAATTTCTCCTTCTGGTGGGTCAGAGCCTTCTGCTTTTGATCGGTTTATGTTTGAGTTTTCTAAAGCTCCTACCATTACTAGCAACTTAGCTTTGATGGCAGAGGCCGCTATGCCTATGGGATATTTTAATGTTGGAGGTAAATATGGTTTTTACGCAAGTCCAACAGAAATTTTTGGAGAAGGTTATGAAGACCTTTCTTATGACCAAAGAAGAGAAAGACTCCAAGAGTTTAAAAAAGAAACAGAAAAAATAAAATACCCAAAACTATCTGAGTTAGCAGATAACGGAGAGTCCACAGGCATAGCCGGAGTTGCAGGAGCGTTCGTTGGCGCTTTAGCTGACCCTACAACTCTTGCTCCTGTTGGTCGAAGCTTAGCTTCTGTTGCGGGAATCAGTGGAGCTTTGGGTGGAGCGTATGAGGCCACTAGAGGCTTGGCTGAAGAAGGAGAGATAGACCTTGGTGCTACAGCCTTAACCGCAGGGGGAGGCGCTGTGCTTGGGGCAGGATTGTCTGCTGCTATTACTAGGTCTGCGCCTGTTGCTAATAGATTAAAAGCATCTCTTAATGCAAAGAAAACAGCAGTGTCATCTGCTTCTGCCAACAGAGATGTGGATGCTTTGAATAATAAAATCCTAGAGCTTAAGGCTGATGGATTTTCTGATGACAATAATATTGTTCTTGCTGCGGCAGAAAGATTAGATATGTCTCCAAAAAGAGCTGCTGCTGCAATAGAAAAAGGGACAACAAAAATAGAAGTTCCAGAGCAAGAAGTTGCTGTTGCCCTACAAGAATATCAAAATTCTATAAAAGCAAATAGTTATGTTGGTCTTGCGGCAGACATCATGCAGCCTATTAGCGATAGGCTTGGAAGAATTTCTCAGCCAATATTACGGGCAACAAGAGGTTACGAGTTATCGCTTTTGCAAAGGAGTAAAAATTACTCTGATCGAATTGAAGGATTTGACGCTATTGAAAAAGCCTTGCCGGATCAAGGTAAGGAAGAGTTCTTTGAAGCCTTGTTAAACATGGAGACAAATCCTCTAGCTCCTAAGCAGATATTAAAAAAATATGACATACAAGAAGTAAAACTAGATTTGCTTGGAAGAAACAAAAAGAATGCAGAACAAATACTAGATGATGCAGATAGCCTTCTTAAAGAAATTGGAGAAGAATGGTCTGGCTTAACTAATGGCGAAGCCAGTATACGACCCAACTTTTTCCCACGAGAGAATATTGATGTGCAAGGTACAAGGCGGTCGCTTGGCCTAACTAACGACACAGAGCTAGACAAGATGCTTGAAGCAAAAGCCAAGGCAATGAAATTGTCTGGTCGTGGAGAATTGCCTGAAGCAGAAGCTAGTAAGGTTTTAGATGACTATCTTTCTGGTGTTTCTTATGACAAGAAAGGCCGTAGAGTTAATGTAAAACGATTTAAGCAAAGAAGAATTGACACCGTTAGTCGCAGCAAAAATATGCTCAAGTATTACAGGAAGCCATCACAAACCTTGAGTGCTTATGTGCATGAAATGGCTGACAACATAGAGACTGCAAGATTTTTAAAAAACAACAAGGCTCATATAACTTCACTTGGAACTACAAACACAAAAGAAAGCATTGGAAAGCTGACTAGCTCTTTATTGGCTAAGAATGAAATCACTTCATCTCAAGCAGAAGACCTTCGTCAGTTGCTAGAAGCCAGACTTGTTGCAGGCAAAACAAGCATGAGTGATGCGGCTCAAATATTTCGCAACCTCACAAACGCAATGCTTCTTGGTAACATCAGGTCTGCAACAACCCAGATAGGTGATTTGTTTGTTGGCGCTTATAGATACGGATCAAAGAACGCTCTTAACGGGATGCTTAAAACCGTTACAGGAAAGAGCGATATAGATGTTGACGATCTTGGTATTATTCAAACCATTTCTTCCGAAATGAGTGGAGGAGGAAAGACTGCTAAGTTCTTAGACACTATGCTTGCAGCGTCATTCTTTAAACGAATTGATAGGTTTGGAAAAAACTCTAGCATCCAAGGAGCGTTTGAGAAGAACACTAGACTAGCAAGAACCGAAAAAGGCGTAGCACAACTAAAAGAAAAGTGGGGTCAATACTTTGGTGATGACTTTGATTCTCTTGTTAGAGACTTAGCAAGTAAGAATCCAAGCGCATTAGTTAAAGAGCTTGCCTTTGCGGAAATCTCTGGCATTCAACCAGTAAGTTTATTGGAAACTCCGAAGAAATACCTGACATCAAAAGATGGCAAGTTGTTTTGGATGCTAAAGACTTACGCGCTGAGGCAGCTTGCCGCTTTAAAGAATGACACCATAGATGAGTTTAACAAAGGTAACAAGATTAAAGCAGGGAAAAACTTCTTAGCTTATATGGCAATAGTTGGAGCAGGAAACGCCACAATCAAGGAAGTTAAAAACTGGGAAGATGGGAAAGGGTTCGACCCTAACAGAGTTCCAGATCAATTTTTTGATTCTATGCTTAACGTTCTTCTTACTTCTCGTTATGCTGTTGAGAATGCAAGAAAGGAAGGAGATTATTTAGGCATAGCTGTTGAGGCTGCATCTCCTCCTCTTAGTGTTTTTAGAAATATGTCAATTGACATGGTAAAAACTAGCAACGCTCTTTTAGAAGGAGAAGAAGTAGACAAGAAGTGGATGAGGAATATCCCTTTCGCGGGAAGAGCTATGTACAACCTTTTCGGAGGTGGAGCAGAAGCCTTCCTTGAAAGAGAAGCTAGAGACTAACTCCTCGGCAAACGCCTCTCCTCCATCGTGGGGAGGGGCTTATTCTTTAGCTCCTCTTCTATCAGGAACTCGCAGAACTGCTTGATCTTCCGCAAGTCCTCAACTCCCCCCTTGTCTCTCCATCGAGAGATGTACTTCACAATAGCCCCTTCGCAGAACCCTAGCTGATTAGCGAGAATGTATTCCACGGGTTGAATCTTTAGCTTCTTGTAGTGGTCGCCTGCCACTTGGTAGTCGGTTGACTTCAATGTAACAACTCCTGCTCGGGGTTAAACTGTGACTTAAATATCTTGTACTCGTTCATTCTTTCCTCGCTGTCTGCGATGAAGGAGTACATAGACTCCATCGCGAAGGTCATAGTACAGATAGCATCCCTGTCCCTGCCTTCTGACTCAGTGACGAACTCATTAACCCAGTCGTCTAGCTCGTCAAGACTCATCATCTGAAAGACAAATACTAGCTCGTCATCCATCTTGAAACCTCCGCTTGCCTATCTCATCCCATAGGTTCTTGAGAGGAAATAAATCTTTTTGTTTAACGATGTAGCTTTCTGGCCTACTCGGCATGCTTCCTGCTATCTCTTCAAACTTCTTCCTAGAGATTACCCCTACAATCCTAAAGGTGTTATCTGAGACTTTGACAACGAGGACAGCGGTATCAGCCTTGAAGGACTCTAAACTTCTGAAGATGAGATTGTAGTATTCTTTATGAGCAGCTTTGACATCTATGGTCAGACCGTCCTCCTCGAAGTCCACACCACCATCAGCACCCTCTGCCGTAGGGTAGTTAAACCCAAACACCTTGGCAAAGACAAACTCTCCTTCTACTCCCAAGGACTCTACATCAAGGGGTGAGTCGTCTATTCTTAGCTGAGTTAGATTCTGCTCGCGGGATAAATCATACCTAGCTTGGCCTACCTTGCGGCAATACTCTTTCTCTTTGTCTGAGAGAGTAACTAGCATATCCTTTTCTCGTGGTGGTCAATGAGCTTTTGGAACTCCGCAAGAAGCTCCTCGTAGTCTGCCTTGTACCTCTTCACGGGGGTGGACTTCTTCGCGATCATCTCCTCCACGAAGGGACGACCGTACATATCCTCCATGAACAAGGTATATTCCTGCGCTGCTGAACCGTGTCGCATGCCCCACATATTACAAGCAGGACACTGAGGGTGTACGTTTTCTATCTCTAACGCCCAGTAAGAAGAGTTGCCTTTCGGGATGAAATGACCGCCTTGCATATCTTTGTAATGCTTAGTCACTCCGCAGGACACACAAGAACAGTATCCGTTGTCGTCCGATGCTGCCAATCTGGCTAATTTTTGTACAGCTTTGTAGCACTCTTGTTTTAACTGAGCCGAGGTCTTTGTTTTAGGCTTGGACTTGCGCTTCTCACGCCTCACTGTGCCTCGTTTCATTTGAATGGGTATCCATACTTGAGACTAAGAAGGGTTCGTTCTGCCCTATGACTGTCCTCGCTGCTCATATTCTTATGCCGCATGCTGAGAAGTAACTGACTAAACCTCGGAGAGGTGACAGGGTAAGTCTTCAAAGCCCTTCTAACATCGAGCGGTATTACATAATCATCTTCAGTTTTTCTGCCCATAAATCCCTAGCCTTTTTGTATAGTGTGAGGTGTACTTGCGGTGTAGTTCTATTTGCAAAGCCACCAAGGCATTGTAGGTTTCCTTTACTTGCTTGTCATTAAGTTTATCCAAGCCAATTTGCAACTCATCCTTGGCTTGGTGTATGACTTCCATCATCTCGGCACTCATACTCACTCCCTATAAAATATGTGACGACCTATCTGCCGCCTTGTTCCAAGACCGTCAACCCAATACGGGTTAACATCCTCTCTATGGTAGTACGTTGCCCCCTGAGTCACATCATAGAGCCTCTCAGCGTGTACCGCGATAGACAGGGCTTGAGTGTAAGCCTTCTCGTCATTGATGGTTTCAGGCTTCCCATCACACCAGTAAGAGAAGTGACACTGATTCCTTAGCGGATGGCCTGCCCAGTACCTGCCCTGCTTTACCACCTCGCAGGGCGTATCGGGGAAGTAAGGGCTATGCACCCTGTTCATAATCGTGTTGGCTACCGCCACCTGACCCTCGAGGGGTTCTGATCTAGCCTCGAAGTAGATCGCCATTGCGATACACGCTATCGCACTTACCATTGTTCGTCCTCCATAGCTGTTTATATTTCGCGACTAGCTCTAAGCAGCTATCGCACAGGCTTACATCCTTCAACTCTCGCTCAAGCCAATCCTCGCACATCTCGCAGCGTTTGGTTTTGTTCTTTACTTGCGCCATGTCTTCCTCCCCGACCTGCGGCCTGACATCTCTAGCTTGTTATGCGTTCCTCTGCGTCCCGCTAGACGAACCCGATACTGCTCGCCTACTACGTCAATGGCGTACACCTTCTTCTCTTCAGTAGCCAAGAACTCTGCCTCTTCCAGTGCGTCTTGGAATTTATCAAAGATCATAGCTACCTCGTGGGAAATGGCAGGTATACGTTTAGCTTCTCACTCAGGTGCTTGCTAAGAACCTGATGAACCTTGTCGTAATCCTCACCTGAAGCTGCGGAGGTAGAGTCCTTACCTGTGAGTGCCTCCTGTACGGGCTTCCATAGATACTGCTTTACCAACTCTCCTGTCCACGGGATGTCTGTCTCCTGCTTCAAGGTTTTCTTCATGTCAAGCCCTCCCTCGTTTAACGCCTGAGCCAATTGCCTACAGTAAACATGAAGCGCGTTGTTCTGCTTGTGCGTCCTAGTCCTTCCGGCCTTCCACTTTAGCGTAACGTAACCCTTGGTGTCGTACAGGTGTTCGATGTGCTTAGTAAACATCTCTAAGCTGTGCTTGTTATTGACGATCCAGAACTCTCCCTGAACCATCTCCTCCATATCAAGATTCATTGAGCTTCAACACCTCGTCCATTGACATGCCCAAACCCTGACAGACATTGTGGAAGGTAGTGACTAACATATTCTCCCGCGAAAGCAGGTGAGAGTAGTTAGGCCTATCCATCCCTATCCTGTCTGCCACAGTCTTCTTCAGAATCCCTGTCTTCTCGTGGGCTTTCTGTATACATTTCCCCGTGTGCATATCACCTCCAAAAAACAGGGGGCTTTCACCCCCTACAAATTAAAACGGAATGTCTGCGCTTGAGACTGTTTCTTCCTTTGGCTGAGGCACAAAGTCATCCTTTGAAATACTCAGGAATGGCTTGCCGGCCTTGGACATCTTGATCCAACCTGCGATCTTGAACTCCTCGCCATTGTGATTGAAAGACCCTTTGTAATCAGGGGCTTTATCGTTAGTCTTATCTTCCTGCTTGAACAGCACACCACGGTTTGTATTGTCGTATTCCATAAGTCCTCCTATTGGAAAAATTTCTCTACATTTTCTTCGATCAATTCCACAGCCTTAGAAACACACGCCTCTAACTCTGCAATGTAATCCTCGTCACGCTCAACACGAACGATCAGAGGTTTCATAGATGGGTGGTAAGACATGAAGTCCCACCACTCCCTACCTGTAATCCACAGGCATCCCATGACTTGCTGCTTGTACTTGGAAGGAAGTTTGCCTCCCCTCAAATACTCCACATGCGTGGCGGGTGCAGGACACTTAATCTCTAAGCCCCCGTCCTCACCTATCAACCCATCGGGGCTTGCTCCTGCCTCTAGGGTGTCGTGAAGGCAGAACCCTACCTCCTGCACCTCTACGTCTTTAATAAACTCATACATCTTTCTTGCGTCAGGCTCTAACTCCGTACCCCTTGCCATGTGTTCGTTCTGGTAGAAGGGAGTCTGCTCGCCAGTGAGTTTCTCTGCGACCAGTTGATTGATGTATGTGTCAGCCTGAGTAGACCACTTGCCTTGGGTGGTGATGATCTTCCCGTACATGGAAGCTGATGGGATTCCCAACCTCGAATAAATCCATTCATCCGAACCCTGCTCGCAATCAATGCAGCGCATCTTTCGCCTCCAAGATTTCAAACTCAATCAAGGACACTAATCTACTAACTTTGTCCGACATCTCAGTGTTAGAAGTAAGGATGGTCAATACA